GAAACACGATCACGATTTAAAAAGACTTCTATTTCAAAAAATCCTGCGCGAATTAAATGGTCTTCTATGAATAAATCTAAAAAGCGAAGCCACAAAAAATAATGAAATCAATTGCTCTACTAATGTATATGTGTTCTGCAGTATCACAAACTTGCATTCCACCTGTACAAGTAGCTGTACTTTCTAATTTTTATGATTGTATGCTTAGAGGTTATTCAGAAAGTGCTAGAAAAACACAAGAAATTGGTATGGAAGAAATTAATGAATACCAAATTTATATGAAATTTCAATGTCAAGAAATACAAATTAAAGGAGAACCAACATGATAATATATGGCGACACACTGACTACATGGAAAAATAAAGCAAAAATATATTGGGCAGACACAAACAAATTTGCATTCGGCTTATTTGTTGTTTGGTCTGTAATTTTATTTTTACTGTAATTAAAAGGACAAAAAAATTATGCATACAACACTTAAAGAAAGAATTAAGCAACATGAAGGGTTTAGGCGTTCTGTCTATTCCGATAGTTTGGGTTTTGCTACAATTGGTTATGGTCATTTGGTATTACCTACCGATAACTTTGTTGAAGGTGTTGAGTATGATAAAGAAGAGCTTGATATTTTGTTTGATAAAGATTTTCAAATTGCTCTTACATCTGCACAAGATTTACTTGAAGGATTAGATGTACCAGAAACTGTTCTTGGCATAATTACGGAAATGTGTTTCCAGCTAGGAAAACCACGAGTTATGAAATTTAAAAACATGTGGGAAGGTATAAGAAATCAAGACTGGAACAAAGCCGCTGACGAAATGATTGACAGCGCGTGGCATAAACAGACCACAGCAAGATGTGAGTCTTTAGCAGAAACTATGAGGAGTGTATAATGTGGTTTAGCGCAATAAAATTAGCAGTAAATGCTGGAAGTCATATTTATAAAAAGAAACAAGAAACTAAAATGATGATGGCAAATGCTCAAGCAAAACATGCTGAAAAAATGGCCAATGGAGAATTAGAATATTCTGGTAAATTATTAGAAGCAAGACAATCAGACTGGAAAGACGAAGCAGTTTTGATAATTCTCACTTTGCCAATTTTAGTAATTGCATACGGTGTTTTCAGTGATGACCCAAATGCATCTCAAAAAATAAAAGAGTTCTTTGAACAGTTTCAACAACTTCCATCATGGTTTACTAACTTATGGATTTTAGTTGTAGCTAGTATCTATGGGATTAAAGGCACACAAATATTTAAAGGTAAAAAATGAACATTATAGATAAAATATGTTTAAAGTTTTTTGGTTGGATCGACTTACTTAACGAAAAAATAAATGATGTTTTAACTTTTCAATTTCCAAATTGTAAAGAAAAAGAGTGCCAAAAAAAGAAAAAACGTAAATGAAAGTATCAGAAAATTCAGTTATCAGTCTTCCTATTCGGAACCTTTTAGCTTTATGCGCAGCAATTGCGATGGGAATTTTTGCTTACACAGAAATAACAGCTAGGCTAACAAGTTTAGAAACTTCAAGAGAATTACATCAAGCAGATTTATTAAAGAAAAGTGAGCAGCTACCAACTGACCAAGAGCAGTTTATGTTGCTAGAACATATTGCAACTCAAGTAGAAAATATCCAAAAAGAAATGGAAACAATGAGAAACAATAACGTAAATATAACTTACGCCATGAAAGATATAGAAAAAATTAAAGAACAATTAGAAGATCTTAAAGATAAAGTAAGAGCAAATGGGAGTCATTAATGATTGAAACTGTAATAGCTCTTCTTATGATTGTAAATAACGAGATTAAGGAGGCGCGTATTCAAACTGATTTATCTACTTGTTTAAAAGGTAAACGCTTAGCTATGCGTGAAGTTAAAAGTAATTCTAATGTCATCTATTCTTGTGTAAAGACTAAAGCAGAACTTGAGTCAAATATTGATGGCTCTTTATCAATTAAAAAACTTATTGTAGAATAATTATGAGTGATGAAAAGTCCGTAGATTTAACATTTGAAGATGAAGTTAAATTTGATTTAGAAGAACAAAAACCTACTAAACCAAAAGAGCTAACTACTAAAGAAAAAGCAAATGAAATAGTAGATATGCTTATAGCTCAAGCGCATACAAAATTAAAATCAGGTGAAGACCTAACAGCATCAGAAATGAAAGTTTGTTTAGATGTTTGTAAAACCTACGGCACAGGTATTCAATCAAATAACGATATAGATATTGTTAGTGAATTACCTTTTGATAACGAAGATAGGAAATTATAATGGTCCCGGCTAAGTTAAAAATTTTTAAAAACTTTTTATATTTAGCTTGGAAACATTTACAATTACCACCGCCAACTAAAATACAATATCAAATGGCGGACTATCTACAATATGGTCCTAAGCGTTCTTGTATTCAAGCTTTTAGAGGTGCAGGTAAATCCTGGATTACTTCAGCATTTGCTTGTTGGAATTGGTTAATGGATCCTCAAAAAAATATTTTAGTTGTCTCTGCGTCAAAAACTAGAGCAGATGACTTCTCAACGTTTACTCAAAGATTAATTCATGAGCTGCCTATATTAGAACATTTAAAAGCAAGAGAAGATCAAAGGTCAAGTAAAGTATCATTTGATGTTGGTCCTGCTAGAGCATCACATGCACCTAGTTGTAAATCAATGGGTATTACCAGTCAACTTACAGGTTCTAGAGCAGATTTAATTATTGCTGATGACGTTGAGTCAGCTAACAACTCTCAAACACAATTAATGAGAGATAGACTATCAGAAACAATTAAAGAATTTGACTCTATCATTAAACCTGAAGTAGGTAGAATTGTATTCTTGGGAACACCACAAACAGAATTATCTATTTATAATCAGTTAGAAGAAAGAGGATTTAAAACTCAAATATGGCCTGCAAGGTTTCCACAAAGTAAAGCTTTGTTAAACTATGGTCATAAGTTAGCTGCAGAAATTTTAAAAGAAAAAGATAAGTTTAAACCTGGTCAAGCTTTAGATCCAGATAGATTTGATGATGTAGACTTAATGGAAAGAGAAGCGTCTTATGGACGTTCAGGATTTTCATTACAATTTATGTTAGATACAACTTTATCTGATGTAAATAAATATCCACTTAAACTTAATGACTTAATTATTATGTCAGGAGTTTCATCTTGGAAAGAAGCTCCAGGTAAAATACAATGGGCAAATAGCTTAGATCAAATAAAAGCCTTAGATCCAGAAATACCTAATGTTGGATTAAAAGGTGATTACTATGTAGCACCAATGCATGTATCAAATGATTACTTTCCTTTTCAAGGAGGAGTTATGTCAATCGATCCAGCAGGTAGAGGTGCAGATAGAACAGCTTATGCTATTGTAAAGATGTTAAATGGTATTTTATATTTAACTGATATTGGCTCTTTAGAAGGCGGTTATGAAGAAAAGACTTTAGTAGATTTAGCAAACGCAGCTAAAGCTCAAAATGTGTCTTATGTCACTATTGAAAGTAACTTTGGTGATGGAATGTTTAACAGATTATTAGAACCAATATTAGCACGTATTCATCCGTGTACTATTGAAGAAACTAGAAGTTCAGTTCAAAAAGAGAAAAGAATTATAGATACTTTAGAACCAGTATTTAACTCACATAGACTTGTAGTTGACCAAGAGTTAATTAGAAAAGACTACGAGCTCGATATGCAGCATCAACTATTCTATCAAATGAGTAGATTGACTAGAGATCGATCGTGTTTAAAACATGATGACTTAATTGATGTACTGGCTATGGCTGTGGCGTATTGGACCAATTACTTGGGTCAGGACGTTATCTTAGCAGAACGAGAAGCTAAGAATGAAAGATTAGCTATAGAATTAGATAGATTTATGGAGCATGCAACCGGCAAGAAATCAGCTAAGACATCTTGGATTTAATAGCCTTTAATGGCTCATAGATGGGCCCAGATTGACGACAAACACCAGACGCTATAAAACCTATACATAAGTGGATTAGATGCTGTATGGAGCTCTAATTAATAGGTACACGTATCGGTATGGTGCCCTGGGGGTCAGATACTAAGTATACTATAAGTCTAACTATAAGTAACCTAAAGGAACTATGAATAATACTAAGATTACATTACCTACATCAACTATTATAGGGTATCAAACTATAGAGTTTATACAACTAGATACAATATTATCAAAGGATGTGGGTGACCAATTAGGCAGCTATGTGGCCGGACCTCCTGCTATGATATACTTAGATAGGACTATTATAGAACAAGGTGGACCAGTAGCTTTAAACTTAGTGATGCATGAGCTCAATCATCATGTGGAGTATGCTTGTTCTTTAGATGACGCCGAAGA